GTTTCTCTGGAGTATCGACACCAGCGACACGAACTCTTTCCTTTTTATAGAGATCAAATCCCAGATCGATAATGACATCGATTGTATCTCCGTCGATAACTCTTTCGATTTCTTTTACTCTAAAGTTGTAGCAGGACTTTCTGCTAGGGGGTGTCATTGCGCCCATACCTAGTTTTGATTACTAAAAAGTTGTAGGTATTTATACTTTATTTTTTCTTTCCACCATTCTTAGCCTTCTTGGCAGTCGCGTTGCCCTGATTCTGTTTGCTGTTGGTGCCCTTCTTGCCCTTGTTCGCGGACTTGGCCATCTTCTTCTAGTTCCTTAAATGATAGGCGTAGAATATATATGACACAATAAAGCGTAAATGCTAATCCACAACAAAGAAGTATGATTACCGACCAAACAGGATCATTTACATCATTCATTTTTCTTTTCAACTATCGGATTTGAAATACTAATAGACCATCCATCTTCTTCATTAAAGTTTCCCCAAGTTCCAGTCTCTACAATTTCTGGTTCTGGTTGTTTATCTTCTTCTTCCCATTGTTTCACGATTTCTTCTGCTTGCATATCAACAGAAGCCATTTCCATTTCAACTCTACCTTCAACCCATTTATTCCATAACCATTCCAAAATACCAAGAGCAAGATGATTAATGGGAAACTTTTGTTTGTTAGCCCATCTCTTACCCTTGGTATACCAAGTATCTTCTCCTCCCCACTGATGTTCAAATTTGTGTTCCATTGTGAGGCAATAAATTTTAAATTTATTTATGACGTTTGAATGGTGCCCAGTGTTGCCAGTTGTATTTGTGGACTGCCCAGATACCCATAATAGGCACGAAGACCATTATGTAACAAATGAACCCAAGAAACAAGTCGTTGTTTAATGCTACCCGTGCGAAGTGTCCCATTATTGATCTGTGAAGATAGAAACTAAAAAAATGAATATACCAAATGAAAGCATAAAAACTAAGATGAATGCTTCTGAGAATTCCATAGTTCTCTAAAGTAGCAATCTACATTGTTTAAACAATCTAATGGTGCTGTGGCGTCTTGTAGTGCCCAATCATAACAAAAGTCAATCATCTCTGAAGTAGCTTTTCCAACACCAAATATTCTTGCAAATGATTCTGTAGCAAAACGAAACCGCTGTTTAATGTGCGGTTCCATTTCCCTTATAGTTCTCGGTATCATAGTAGTTACCTTTCTTTGAACCGAAGTAAATTGTAGCAATGACAAATGGGATTGCTACTATTAAGAGTGCTTTTCCGAGGAGATGTTCCATGATTCGATATTATCGGGAATGTGTGATAGAACTGAAGTTAATATAAACCATTCGGATGCTGTGGAATAAACCACATGTTTTTTATCGTTCACCGTAACGATGTACTTTCGCATTACATACTCCCATTTCTAAATCCAACTAGGTATCCAATAATAAGTCCACACATAAATGCTACAAACATATAGAGCATATGTGAGAAAAAGTCAATGAAAATAAACCACTCTTCAGTCGTCATCGTCGTCTTCGTAAGTGGACGGTTCCTCAAAGAGTTCTTTCATTTTTTGCTGAAGCACTCTCTCTTGTATTTTCTTTAGATCTTCTTCTGTTAAGATGGTCATTTATCTTTGAGTAGTTCTTCTATTCTTTTACGCATATTATCACTATCCTGTTTGAGATAATCTCTCAAAGAATAACCACGCTGACCTCGCATAATACATGTTCCTTGATAGAACATCGTGGCAGCAAATACTAGCAGGAAAATTATTCCTATTATTTCAGGGTAATGTTGATCCATGGTAGTAAAGGAGGAATCACTCCAATAAGTCGAAGCAGACCTTCAGCAAAAAGAGACAGAACAACCCAGCCAACACACATTGAGATAATCGAAGCATTACGATTATGTTTTCGTATGGCATCATCAATCATCTCCTGCACCTTTTCTTTAGTTGCATAATTTAGATGTTCAGATGTTTCAGAATCATGTACTGGCATAGGTGTTTTTACTCCTATTATATCTAGTGCCATACGGTATTAATGTAAAGATTTTATGTTTTGAGTTCCTGACTAATGATATTAAAAAAAGAGTGCTTCCAAATATGCTACAATCTAGCACAAGGATCACTCTTTTGATTGAATATGAAACTTTTCTTTATATCTACTATTAAATTGGCATTTATAATCCTTTGAAGTCATTTTATACCTAGAAATATATTTGAGTGTATGTTCTTGACACTCAAACCAACAGGTCTTATTTTCTTTTTTATCTTCAAGTCTCCATGGAAAACTTTGCCATGGAAAAAGATCTTTATCTCTCGATTTAGTAAAACTAAATTTATCTTTAATAACCGAAGGTTTCTTTGTTGAGGTTCTGGATGTATGCGTCGTAGTAGTTGTCGAAGTCTTTGTGGTACTCTTCTTCCGAGTTTTTGAAGACTGGTCCTTTGTAAGGGGAGTCTTCTCCTTTGATTTTGGTAATAATGATTTGCCCGCTGTCGGTGACTTCCCAGTTGAGCGTGTCTCCTTTTTTCCAGTTGAGGTTGGTGACGATTTCTTTCTGGACTGGGAAGTAGTAGTTTTGCGTGATGGCATCGTATTCCAAAGTAGTAATGAAGTTGTTCATAAACTTTATTTGTTTGTGTTAAATTGCACTAAACCAGAACCAGAGTTCCATTCTCCAGTACCTTCTTGAAAATTTTCAGATCCGCCAATATTTTCTTGCCAGGATCCCCAAGATTTAGTTGCCATTTCATAAAGTTTTTGATGAATATCATCAGATTCTTTGCTTTTATTATTTTCTGCTTCTCTACGTGATGCTTCTTCAAGCATCTCTTCGTGAGTTATTTGTTTTTCTGTTTTCACTGGTTTAACGTCTGGATCAGAAAACCATGGGTCAATAGGCATCAAAACTGGCGCAGGAGTTCCAAGATGCTGAGGTTGTGATTTCGTAGTAGAAGAACTTTTTTTCTGCACTTTTTTTGATTCTTCTTTTGGTGCAAAAATTTTGTTAATATTTTTGAGCAATTTTTCAATCATGATAATAATTTTTTTACTTTAAAGGAAGGGAACCCTCTAGATATCTAGGTATTCTAGAGGGATTATTCTATTTTATCAAACCTCTACCGTGATCAGTCGGTTAGCATAATCATGGGCATAATGTGTACGAGCACCATGAATGCCCCAACCAATCCAACTATACGCATAGTTCATGTAAGCATTGATAGATTTACCAGGGGTTTTAAGTCTGTCTTCAATACGTTGCCATTGAACTTCATTCGTCATATAACGAAGTTGCGTCTGAAGTGTTGATGCATTACCACCAAACTTCCTAGCAAAATCACCCAATCCATGATAACGATTGGCAGATGTCCATTGGATCAAACCATACCCACCCCAACGGCAGGAATGATAATTGATCCTACTACCACCCTCGCAAATATTAGCATGGAAATTACTTTCTTGCTTGATATTGCCCATGATGGTAGCAAGGGCGTTTCTGTCAGTAATACCTTCTTCTTGCAAGAATGCAAGCGTCTGGTTTTCATTCTCATTACACCCTTTACAAATAAGCCTCTTCTCTTTTGGCTTTGGTTCTGCAACCTCTTTGGTCGCTGTCTTTTCAGAATCAAATTCTCTAAGAATAGAGAATGGTTTATAAGAGGGGAGAAGATCTTTTCCTAAAACATGTTGAATAGGTTGATCTGGCATCTTATATGCATTCTGAAACGGCAGTATTGCCGTAGATGGTGCAACAATTCCCATAAGAGAAACTGCTACAAATGTAAAAGCGTTCGGCACTAAATTAAATTGAACTCTACATCCCAATAGAAGGGGGGTATACCCTTTTCTCAAAGGGCACCTTCCTGGGCTCTAAATGTCACTCAAAGTCTCATGAACAAAAAACCCTGCTCATAACAGGGTTCCCCTTTGGGATTTTACATAATAAGTGATTATTTAGGATTTGTCAAGGATTGCCCTCCAATAAATACTTCCAGTGTTTAAACTCAAAAAAATGAAAAGACTATTCCTAGCCTTTTCGTTATTCTTTGCTATTCCTGTAAGTGCTGCTGAAATCACATCAAAAATCACTGATTCGATTCAATTGAAAGTTGATGGTGCTGCTGTCCAATCAACAAGAATTGGTGCATCATACTCCGTTTCTGGAACCAACATCACCCACTCTTCTGGAGGTTTTGGTGGTGTAGGTGGTGCTGGAACCTACAGTATCAATACTGCTGGTCAAGCATTCACATTCAGCGAAAGTCTGAATGATGCTGATACTGCTGTAACCAGTCAAACTGTATCTGGTGGTGTAATCGCTTCACCAAACCTTTATGGTGATAGTGTCACCCAAGTTGGTGGAGACAAAGGTACTCTTGCTGGTACTCTATCTGCTACTGGAGTTCCTACTGTAACTGCTGGTGGTGCTGGTACAACAGCAACAGGACAACGTAGTATTGAGCTGAGTGTATTCAAATGAAAGATGATCTCCCTTTAGCAATCCTCCTCGGGTTGCTGCTGGGAGTTTGTCATGGACTTACTCAACCGGCGGCAGCTGAAAGTGTAATCCCCAACTTTACAAGGGGAACTATTACATCAGAAACAACGTCTCACACCGAAATTGTAGAGACAATCAAACAGATTGAATATACTACTGGTGAATCTTATACGGTTACTGGAACAAACATAAACATTCCCAGTAATCCGAAACCTGGTGCAAATTATACTATTGCAACTCCTGGAGCACCATTTCAATTCTCTGAAACTTATCTTGGACCTGGAGTGGCAAAAGAAACATGGATAGAAAGAACTACCACAACCGACTCTACAACAAACTCTATGTCGGTCTTTACTCAATAGGAGTATTATTCAGTGGAACGGCTTACGCTCAATCTGCTCCTAGTAATACTAATATTGCTGGTCCTAGTGCTTCCGCTACAGGTAACGTTACTAACCAAGCTGTCCAAGTCTTACAGGGACCGTATGCTGTCAACACCTATGGGTCAGGGGTTAGTTGTCAAGGACCAACAATGAGTATCTCTCCATTTGTCATGGGCAACTTAAATGGTGGCAAAGATCCTACAACTTATCAATCTCATTCTGGCAATGCTGGTCTCAGTATGGGTTTCAACTTTCCTTTGGATGGAAGTTTGAGTGAAATTTGCAAAGCAAGAGCAGAAGTAGAGATCAAAAGACAACAAGCAGAAGCAGATAAGGCACGTTTAGACTTTGAATTAGTAAGACTGCTCAAGTGTGGCGAAGCAATCAAGAATGGAATTAGTTTCCACCCCGATAGTCCCTACTATAAAATCTGTGCCGATGTTGTTGTGAAGTATCCTAAAGTTCAAGATGTGGTAAATGGAAATAAAACAAATTGACAATATCGGCGGTGGTATACCAAAGATAAACGTAGAAGGTCCAAGTGTCATCCCAACAATAGATCCTCCTGTTGTCAGATCAGCAGAAGTTCCCGTTATCCGTGGTATGGCGCTTCCCGTTTTTGATATGCCAAACACTTCTATCAAATATCCTGTGGTGGATGTTCCTACACAGGAAGAGTTTGATGCTGCTGTAAGAGCAGAGAAAGAGAAGCAAGCACAAGAAGAAGCAGATAAGAACAGGGGGTTACCAGATAGTAAACCCCCACCACCCCCAGTAGTAGCACCAAAAA